TTTGCCCAGCGTATCCAGCGGTTTGATATGCAAAATACGTTCTTGTGGTATAGTCTGTCCTGCACATTTGACGCCTTACCTTTCGTGCGTTTATACAGTGCTCTCATTGTTGCCCTCCAACTTCCTACCGCAATGCCAGCAGAATTTAATCATATTCTGGCTTATTGGCTGTGCAAATTCGTCATCAATGATCGTGTATTCGGCCTTGCACCAAGCGCAGCCCTCATCGTGTTTGCCATCCAGTGCAAGCGCATCAACCCTGTGGAGGGCGGCCGCTCCCATGTGGCAAGCTTCAGCGTCTACACACTCACACAAAAGTGCACTATCCACACCACGTTTGCCATAGTGCTCGCGAATAAAATCAAATAAGTATTGAATATCCATTTCAGGGTCAAGTATGTTTGCTGCTTCTTCACGTGTCATAACTCATTACCGCCTTTCAACATCAGTTCTGCCAAGTCACACGCCGCCAGATATGTCTTTTCGTGAATTGTCCCGGCGTGTACTTTTTTAACCCGCTCCTTAAATGCCGCCATAGCCGAAAACCAACACCCGGCGCGGACAAACATATTGCCGTTATCGTCTGTGTAAAAATAGGCTTTTCGGTTTGCGCTGCCTATCCTATCCACAGCGACATAGCGGCCATTTTTCACTGCGCCGTTTTCGTAACTGCACCCCTCGCCAAAGTTGCACAGCGCGCCAAAGTCGCACCGTTCGCCAAAGCTGCACAGCGCGCCAAAGATGCACCATGCGCCAAAGCTGCACCCCTCGCCAAAGTTGCACCCCGCGCCAAAGTCGCACCGTTCGCCAAAGCTACACCCATTGCAAAAGCTGCACCACCTACCAAAGCTGCACCCCGCACCAAAGCCGCACCCCTTGCCAAAGATGCACTCCTTGCCAAAGCTGCACCCCTCACCAAAGCTTTTCATTGCAGTATAATCCCCAGCAGGGCATATCTTACGACCAAACTTATCTACTTCAAAGTTGTCAAAATCCGCTTGCGTGTACTTTTTCATTGCTCTTTTCTTTCTTGTCTGTTTCCATTAAATCAAACAATCTGCCGCCGTTATCCTGTAACACCTGATAAATACCCTTTGCAAACATTTCTATAACCGCTTCTTCATTCTCAATCTCCAACCCTGCGTGCTGTTGGACACCATGTAGAATCTCATGTAATAGAGTTTGACATCGTTTTTGATGTCCGATTCCGTCTGTGGCCGATAGCTCAATCTTGCAGTTGTCATAATCAATTTGTCCATATGCAAGTTGGTTTCCATGCCGTAGATTTTCTACGTAAGAAATAGCATACTCCACGCCACCAATGCGTACGCTCTCAGGTATTTTCACTGCTCATTTCCCCCTCCGCTTCCGGACATGTCATTCGTCCCTCCAGCACCCCACAACAAGGTTGCTTACTCCCTGTATGGGTAAATCCTTTAATATCTGCCGCAGTCGGCAATTATGTTTCGCGCCGTCACAGGTAAAGCACTCGGTTTTGGTTGCGTACTCTGCAAGATCGGCCAGATCGTCATAGCTCATCACCCAGTAATTTTTACTCCGTCCGGCGGGGCTTTTAATGCCTATCTGTATGTCGGTCAAATCCAACTGCTTTTTCAGCGTGATAAGCTGCTCAACAGGTATCGTGTCTATCAGCGCAGTATTGATTTTCTCAATATTGCTCTGCGCCAATCGGAAATTTCGCCAGCCGTTAGGAATACGGTCTACCAGCCGATGATACTTTTCTTCGTACACCTTTAAGATATTTTCAACGGCGTACAGAGAAGCAAATAATTCTTTTCCTTCTGCGTTTATCCTTGTTCTTTCCATATCCGCCCCTCTACTCTGCCTAATTTATAGGCTTTCCAGTCGTCCCAATCCCCGAATATTGTCTGCATCTGCCACAGCATAATTTCCACGTCCGCGCACTCTTCGAGGATTTTCTTTCTGCTGCCTTGGCCGTTTACCCACTTACTAAGTTCAACGGCAAGCTCGTTCAGCTCCTCAACGGCTTTAATGGCTTGATGCTTTGCACCGTAATGGTCTACTATTTCGCTGTACTTCATCGTTGCTCCTGAATAATTCGTCCGCTTCGTGAATAAGTAACTGCTTACCGTCAACCTTTGCCCTTAAAAGTGCGCCCTGCATCGTCATTCGGGTGTAGTATTTCTTCGCCGCTTTGAGAGTGGTAAAGGTCTTTCGATAATTCTCTTTTCCATCGTGGATTTCGTAAAACTCATACGCTTGCAGTTTCATAAATCCCCCTCTTGATTCTTTTTCGTACCGTAACCTCTGATATTCCGGCCTTCTCAGCCATTTCCCTTACCGTCAACTTTTCTTCGCCTTGCTGTACATAAACCCTGCAACCTGTCTCGTCCTTTTTTCCATACGCCAGGTATAACGGGCACTCCTTGACGTGGTAGCTTCCACCATCCCAGCCGCTGTTATCGTGACAGTTTATCGTTGTCGGTCTTGCGTTCCAGCCTTTAACGGGCATCCCATCTTGGCGGCTCCAACTGCACCCTAAACCGGGTTTATTTGTCGCTCTCAGGCACGTCCAACATAGCGTTTGCTTCATACAACCTCAAAAAATCCTCCGCTTGCATAGTTACTAACCACTTTTCGCGGCTCCTTCGGTGGAACACCGCCGGTATAAGCTCCGGCTTTGCGTCGCGCTTCGCCTGCGCCATCCATTCATGGATTTTTGTCGTCTCGCAGCGTTTGCACTCAACGTGAAAACCAGGTAAACCTATCACGTCCGATGCGTCCCCCGTTTGTCCGCAGTATTGGGAAGTCCGCCGGGCATTGAACCCGTATTCCCTGAACAGGGCGGCAAGCTCCCGTTCTCCGGCTTTGCCTTTTTCTCTCTGCGCCTTACTCATCCCAGTGTATATCCCAGCCGTTACCGTTGTCGGTGAAGGTCAACACGGTAACGCCATTAACACTTACAACGGCTTTTCCGTCCTTCATGTTGTCCATCACGCTCTGGAATATGGTTTGTGTTATCCACTTTGCGAGTTCTTCTGTCATAGTTCCTCCCATTCCACAATTTCATCCTCGTACAGAAAATACTTTCCGTACCATTTCACGCTTAGTTCCCCGGTTCGCCCGTTTCGGTTCTTCGCCACGATGATGCTCGCGTTCTCGCTTTGCGGGTCGGGTCGGTGAAGGAGTAATACCTCGTCCGCGTCCTGCTCTATGGCTCCTGATTCCCGCAAGTCCGATAGTCTCGGCCTTCCATCGTTCCGGCCTTCTATCGCCCTGTTGAGCTGGCACAGAAGAACGACAGGGACATTCAGCTCCTTCGCCAGAAGCTTTATTTTTCGGCTTATGTCGGATACCTCGTTTTCCCGCGTGCGGTTCCTCAGGCTGGATTGTATTAGCCCTAAATAGTCAATCGCAATCAGGTCTAATTCCCGTTCCTGTTGCTTTATCGCGTAGCATTGTGACCTTATTGCCTCCACGGTATAGGCGTTATCCGACAGATACAACCTTGTCGCGCTCAGTTTATTTACGGCGTTCTGTATCCTGTCAACCGCTTCCTGACCGCCGCTGAACATTTCATCACGGCTGCACTTCGCATAGCTGATGATTGCCCTTTGAAGCACGTCCTCCCTCGGCATTTCCAGCGAAAACACCGCTACCGTCCTGTCGAACAAAGCCATATTAACGGCTATATTCATGGCAAGTGAGGTCTTGCCTACTGACGGTCTGGCTCCGATGATGGTTAAATGCCCTCTTTTCAACCCGCCTAACGTCTGGTCGAGAACCTGAAACCCCGTTGTAAGCCCCTCAGCGCCGTTTATAAGCCCATATAGGGCCGCGTCAAAGTCTTTCCCTACCCTGCTTACTTTACGCCCTCCACGCGCCCGTACAGCGTCTATAACGCCCTGCATACGGTCAAGGTATCCCTCGTCCTTTCCCGATTTCATGTCCTTGACCACTTCCCGCAGTCCCGAAATGGCGTGTCGCTTCCTGGATTCCTCCAGCACCACCTTGATGTGATAATCCACATTTGCTGCTGATACAGTGCCGGTCACTATTTCCGTGATGTACTGTATCCCTCCGGCCCTGCCGCCCAGCTTGTCAGCTACCGTTACGGGGTCTACCGGCTCGTTTGCGTTGAAAAGGGCAAAGATAGCGGAAAATATCTCTTGGTGTTCCGGCCTCTCAAAATCGTCAGGTCTCAATTCCCCGCATATTCTCTCTAAAGCCTCACGACTGAGAAGCGCAGAACCTAAAACAGCTTTTTCGGCAAGCACAGTTTTTCGTAGACTGGATTATCCCATGATGAAGCGCAGGGGACTTCATCCTCCCAACGCCTTTGGTTCAAAAACGTTGCCGGATGAGGGATATATTGCCCATTGTCTTTTTTCCATTGTGGAGAAGCAGCATAGTCTTTTACTGCCGTTACGATCTTCTCCTGCAATTCCTTTGGCGGGTTCAGTTTCTTCCATGCTTTCACAGCGGTTTCTTTCGCGGTGTGACGTGGATACACTTTCCAGAAAACATCAAAGCCATCACAAGGGGGTATGGGGGTTATCCCTTTATTGTCTTCTGTCTTATGTCTTCTGTCTTCTGTCTTATGTCTTATGTCTTTAGTAGGCTTAGCTTTGCTTTCGCTTGCTTCATTTTGCTTAGCTTTGCTTTCGCTTGCTTCATTTTGCTTAGCTTTGCTTTCGCTTGCTTCTGCTGGTTTTCCGCCTTTCGCGCCGTTTTCCGACCTAATAGCGGATATTTCAGCCTCTCGGTCTATTATTGCCTTGAATATCGGAAACACAAGGCTCTCTCTTCCTCCGTCTTCAGGTATCAGGCCTGACCGCGCATATTCCAGTATGGCGATAAATAGCCTGCCTTTTTCAGCATCAGAAAGAGCGGATGTTTGCTCTATCCAGTCGTAATAGGCCTTGACGTAGCGTTTTGCCATTTTTACCCCCTTATTCGTTCGTTCAGCACGTCCCTTAACCTTCTCATGTCATCCGGCGCGAAAGAAATTGATTTTTTAATCCGATTCTCCCGTTTGTCCCATAGCCCTAACACATAAAAGGGCTTGTAGGTGTCCGGGTATGCCATAAGGTAGAGTTCTATCGACCAGCCCTCACCCTCGCCTATCGTGGCAAGGCGGCTTTCTGTTACGTACTCCATGACTAAAAGGGTAAAGGCTCGTCGTCTATTTCGGTAAACCCTGCCAGAGTGTCCGTTTTCTCTCTCGGCGTGAGAAATTCAACGTTTTCCGCTTTGATTTCGGTTATGTACCGCTTGTTCCCATCCTTATCCTCATAGCTCCTGTTCTGTATCTCACCTTCTATGAGGACTTTACGGCCCTTTGAAAGGTACTTCCCGCACAACTCGCCCAACTGCCGCCACACTACTATATTGAGATAGTCAACAGGGGGTTTACCGTCAGTGCCCTTGTATCTGCGCTGCACCGCTACCGTAAAGGTGCATACGCTTGTTCCGCTTGTGGTCGTCCTTAGTTCTGGGTCTTTCGTCAGGTTTCCGGTCAAAATTGCTTTATTCATTTTTCCACTTCCTATACGTTAGTTTTTCTTCGTTCCAATCGGGATACTTTGCCATGAGATACGCTCTCAGCTTTTTTCTAAGCTCCGGCCTCCTTTCCGAATTATCATAGTCCCTATGGCACTCAGAACACAGCGTAACGATGTTTTGTTCTATCCCCTTACCGTTATGGCTTCGCGGGATAAAATGCGCCACAGGGCTTCCTACACGCCCACAGAGGACGCATAACTGATGATCTCTTTCCCATACCCGCGCTTTGACCTTCGGGGGTATCTCACACGCCTTGGTTCGCTTGCTTTTCATTTCGTGTTCCCCCATTCTCTGGATAGCTGCCCTTCGAGTATCCTTATCTTTAGCTTCTGCGCGTTTATCGCTTCCACCGCCGAATCATATAGGCTCTCGGCTATGTCTCGTTCCATTCTCAGCTTGGCTATATCTTCTTCGCCCTTGGCAATGTCCAGAAGGTGTGTTACCGGCTGCCCCTCGGCGCGGAGGACGGTAAGCCTTTTAGATAGCGCCATTCTGTACTCGCGCTCCGTTTCGGCCTTTTTCCGTCCTCGCGGCTTAAGCTCCTGCACCGCCCTGTCAAGTAGGGCTTGCTCTGTCATTATTTCGTCCCACAGCTCCATTTAAGCCCCCTTTGCGTTCAGCTTGTCGAGCGTGGTGCTTAACTGCTCCCGCGTCATATTCCACACGTCCACACCGTAGTTCTTTTTCGCCGCTTTATTGGCTAAGTCCACGCTCCCCTTACACAGGGCTATAACTTCTTCCTGCATGGCCTTTATCTCAGGGTCGGAGGAAAAGTTGTCGTACACGTTGGGCTTGAATTTCGGCTCGTCCTCCGGTAAATCCTCTCCGGCGTAAAGGTACAGCCCCAGGCCGTGACGGGCGATTGCCTTTGTGATTGACCTCTGTATGGCCTTGTTAATGTCTGTTGACGTTACCTTTTCAAGGGGTATGCTATGGTTCTTGTAGTCCATGACCGGCAATTCCTCAATGTGTTCTATGCCGTTTACGGTTACTCCGGTCTTAACCCAACAGGTTTTTCCGTCCGTGAAGTAATTCCAATCGTCTTTATTGTGGTAGATGGTAGATATGGCGTCGGGGTGGAGCTTCTTTAATTCTCCCCACGCATACGCCCACGAGAGATAATCCAGCCCGTTCTTCTTCTCCACCTTGTCCTTGACGTTGACGGAATTAAGTTCTGAAAAATAGTTCTCCATGCTCCCCTCACTTTATCTGCAAATTCTGCTTTACAACGATTTCCGCGCCCTCTGCCGTCCCGCCGGATTTCAGAAGCTCCTTTATCGCCGTTTTGTTAGGCACGGGGGGCTTATAGGTCAGAAGCTCGTCATGCCCCTGCGCCGCCCACTTTATAAAGGCTTCCTCGTTTACCTCGACGCTTTCTGACTTTCTGAATGTCAGCTTGTTCCGCTTGCTTTCAAACTTTTCCTTATTGGATAGCTGCATCTGCGTTGCAAGGTAGCCTTTAAGCCACTCGGCCTTATTGGCTTTAGCCTTGGCTCTGGCGGTGAGGTTGTCGGCTTCCTCCTTGATGCTCTTTGCCTCTGCGGCAAGGTTCTTTATCATGCAGGCCACGTTGTCAATTTTGTCATCGAGCTGCATATCAAGGCTTTCGAGGGTGTCATACACGGCTTCTTCGGGTATCTCTCCACGGTCAACCGCGTCCATGAAGTCATTGAGATTCTTCGCTACGTCGTAAAGTGACATTATCTCGCCTCCTGTTTTAAAAGATTAGGGTCATATCGGTCATAGTAGGTGTCCTCAAACGGTTTGTGGGCTTTAGCTAAAAGGTACTGCTCCATTACACGCCCTCCTTTTTTATCTTTTTGTCTATCGCGTCACGGTAAAGAGCTTTCTAAAGGTCGCGGTCATGCCGCACTTCGGCAAGCTGTTCCGCAAGCATGACGATTATTTCATCTTTTGTCATTTCGCTTTCCTCCTTGGGATAATCAGTTCTTTTGATATGTTTTTAGCTCATTCACTCCACTTGCCTGGCGTTAAGCTTGCCGCGCTCGATCAGTTTGTATATTTCGTGCCTGTCGATGCCCAGCCGCTCCCTTGTCTCATGCGTTGTCAGCCACTCGCCGTCCACTTCGACGATCCACTTCTTTTGTATACGCGGCGGCTCACTTTTCCCGTCCGGTAAAAACAGCGGGCAGGCGCGGATGACGTAGGACTGTATAATTGTCGTGTAGTTTTTGCCGTGGTAATAGTCGCTGCTCTTCAGTGTTGTTTCCCTTGCCTCCCATCCCTCAACGGGTTCGGGATCGGCGCGGCGAGACCAGCTACAGCCCATGCCCGGCGCGTTGGTCGCCCTCCGGCAACGCCAGCACAGGGTTTGTCCGGTTATGCACGCTTCCATATCTATCTCCTTTTGCGGGGTGCGAAGGCGTATCCCGCCATGCACCCGATGAAAAACATCGGCACTCCCCAGCTAAAAAATGCTCCCCACATACTTACCTCCTTACTTCCCGTTGAGTTTTTTCCTGATTGTCCGCGTCACGCTTTCGTGAAAATACCCGTTCACGTCAAACCGCGTTCTTTCCTGCTTCCGACGTTCTTCCTGCTTCCTTTTCTCCTGCCGCGCCGTTATATCGGCGACAAATTTTTCTCTGCTTACCACGGCTCACCTCACATAGTACCCTACGCAGTTATCGTATTTGTGCTTCCGCTTGGCTTGCAGTTCAAGGCTTTTCTCGTCCTTTACCATTGCCGCCATGCTCCGCACCAGTATGAGGGGGGCGTGGCCGTCGGCGGCGGTCGCCATGAGGCGCCCATCCCTGCACATGGCGCGTATGGTTCCGGGGTCTACGTTGATGATCTCGGCTGCCCGCTTGGTGGTGACATACTCGCCGTGCATCTTCACCATGCGCTCCTCCAGCGCTTCAACGCTGTTTATACGCTCGTCCACGGCGGCGGTTATCATGTCCCGCAGGAGCTTGTTAAAATCGTTCATGGCTTACCTCCTAAATAAAAACCTTTCGCAGCTCTCTCCCGGTATCCGGTGCTTTATTCGTCCGTAGGCGCAATGCCCGCAGTTTACGGGGCTATATGCGCCGCTATAGTAGGTGTAGTGTTGATAGTAGTGCTGACAGTTGGCGCAGACTGGTTCCCGTTCTCCTATGTTGTATTTCATGGCTTTCTCCTTATCTTGTTAGCACTATGTTAGCACCTTGTGAGTAGAAAGTCAAGTTGGTTTTTGCTAACATACTGCTAAAGAGGTGGTAACAATGGCAACTAACAAAATCCAAACAGGATTGCGGCTCAACGAAACAATTTACGATAAGCTCAAAGTGCTTTCTGACCGCGAGAATCGCTCTCTAAACAATCTTATTGAGCATATCCTCCAACTACACCTTGATGATTATGAACGCACCCACGGGGCTATTGTGTTGCCTGAACAGTAACACGCCCGTTCCGCAGGGTCATTCCGAGGTCAATAAGCATCAAAAGCAGAGAATTAAGGGAAACGCCCATTTCATTAGCTACTTCGCATAGTTCGTTGTAGCGTTCTTCGGGTATTCTCAAACCTGTTTGCACTTTGTTCATATCTTTATCCCTTTCCTTGGAGGTATTTATGTCCCCAAACGCTGAAACTGTAACGCTTTCTATGTACTATGCTTATAAAGCTCGCGCCGCAGAGGGTGTCTTCCTCGATAAGGCTATTACCTTCGGCCTGGATTTCCCCGGCTTGCGCCCCGTGTTAAACGAGCTTGTGCGCTTCGGGGTGGTTCGCTCAAATACCATAGATACCGTGCAGCTTTCTTTGTCATTTATTAGCCATCTGGATAACGAGAGTAAGCAACGTGCCCAAAAAAGAGCTGAGGAGAACGAGAATGACGCCAAGGCGAATGTAGAGCAGATGAAGCAGTGGCGTCACGAATGGCGTATCGCACTTGTTTCCGCTTGCGCAAGCTCTATACTCACGCTCCTTATCGAGCATTTCACTGAAATACTCGTCTTTATAAAGGAATTTTTCCATTAAGCTCTTGCGTTTCATCGTTTCCCCCTTTCGACAGATTGTGATAAATACTTTTCCACGGCTCGGGGAGAGGGGTAATAAAGCCGCCGCTGACGGTCACGTCCCCTACAAGCTCTACCTCGATTACGGGGGGCTTCCCTGCTTCGTGGGTGATGGTGTACTTTCGTACAATATCGCTTACCGATATGCCGTTGATGGTTATTTCTCCGCTTGTGTCGTTTGTTTTGATTTCAACGTGGTTGTTCATCGTTTCCCCCTTACGCTGTTCGTTCGTCAGCTCTAAATAGTGTGTCTTTGTTTGTTAATCGTTCGCGGTCACTTGTGAAGTGTCTAAATTTGTAAAAAAAACTTCCGTAGGATTATCAATTCCCAGAATACTTATCATCTTCTCGGCATCCCTTACGGTCAACGTGTTCTTTTTTACTTTGGCAACTAAGGTGGATTCGCACATATCAAGCTCATGTGCCAGTTCTCTTTGTGTTTTTCCGCAACGTGCCAACGCTGCTCGATACAAATTTCTGTTAATTCTGACCGCCCCCTTGCGTCACTTATTAAGTGACTAAAGTGTAGCATGGGTTTAGTCACTTGTCAAGTGTTTTTAAAAAAGAAATTGCATATTCTAAAGTGACGTGGTAATATATAACCGAGGTGATGATAAATGACCCTTGGCGATAAAATACGGGAATTGAGAAGGGCCGCCGGGCTTACCCAGGGTGATTTGGCGAAGATGCTCAACACGACAAAGCAGACCATAGGGAAGTACGAACAGGGCATTGTATCTAATCTTCCTTTGTCTCGAATTGTCGAGCTTGCCAATGCGCTCAACACCAGTCCCGCCTATTTGATGGGCTGGACAAACGAACGACGCCGAATGAACCAAAGTGTGAGGATTGAGGCGATTATGAACAATTTGGATGAGAACGAGCAGCTTCAGCTTTTATCTTATGCTGAATTTCTAATGCAGCAGCATAAGAAAAAAGAAGGTCGGTAGCTTCCGGATCGTGCTTTAACTGTTCAACGATTGCAAGAATTTGTTCCCGCGTTGTCATCTATTCTACCTCCAAACACTTGTTCTGTTTTGATAATAACACGTTAGACTCAAAAAGAAAGGGGGAATTTGTATGAGAGTACCATAAACGGGACTGCGCTCAACGATGTTGCACAAATCGTGCCGCAAATTTTAATCGGCAGGGGCGATTTCTCACCCCCGCCTAAGACGGTGGAGAAGCATCGGGGAACCGTCCTGAATAAAGCATAGCATTTATGCCGCTCAAATCAATACTCATAAAGAAGCGTTTCGCTAACATTCTTGTTTTTTCGCCACACATAAATGAAGAAGGTGATACTATTTGTTGTTATATGAACATTTACGCGCCATGAAGGACGCAAGTAATATGACGGCGCAGCAGATAGCGGACAAAAGTAGTGTGCCCGTTGCCACGGTAAACCGCGTGCTTCAGGGCTTAACGGAAAATCCGGGGTTTGATACGGTCTACAAACTGGTAAAGGCCATGGGCGGGAGCCTGAACGATCTGGACGAGGATAGGGTGTGTGAGCCGGAATCGCTGACGCAGTTATACGAAAGAGGGTTAGAGTACAGGGAACGGAAGATAAAGAAGCTGGAACGCACGATAATGATAATAGCAGTATTTACTTTTATTGTTATGGCGGCGGTCATAGGAATGCTGGTATATGATATGATGCACCTCGATAGAGGGTGGATAATAAAATAAAGAATCCCCCGTGCCGAATTAGAGGGCGGCAACAGGGGATAAGGCGGATGCTTCTCCGCCTCCGATTTTAACACAACGGGAGGTTTTTGTAAATGGCAAGGCAAAGTGACGGCAGATACCGGGCTAAAGTCACCGTCGGGCGGGCTGACGGCAAGAGCATAGTAAAGTACGTTTCCGGGCGCACAAGAAAGGAGCTGGAGGCCGCGAAGGAGGCGGTCAGGCAGGAGTTCATCACCGGGCGCACCGCACAGAAGGACGCGCTTTTCGGCCCATACGCCATACAGTGGTATAACGTCTACAAAAAGCCGAGCATAAAGGAATCGGCACAGAGCGGATATAAGACGGCACTCAACAAGCACATATTGCCTGTTCTGGGGGACAAGCGGCTCACCGCAATATCCACTATGGACTTGCAGGAGCTGCTTAACTCCAAGGGCGATATGTGCGTAACCATAATCGAAAATGTACACCATGTGTTAGAATCCGTCTTTAAGCGGGCATACTCCGAGGGGATAATCCAGCGGGACGTGACCGTGGGGCTGGTCAAGCCCACGAAAGAAAAGTCAAGCCGCCGGGCACTGACGGAAGCGGAGGAAGCGGCGGCAAAGAAGTTGATGCAGGAGGAAAACGGCCTGCTGGTGGCATTGCTATACTATACCGGAATGAGGCTCGGTGAAGCCCTCGGCCTACAATGGGAATGTGTAGATTTCAGGAAGAAGGTCATACACGTCCGGCAGCAGGTCAATTTAAGGAAGGGCATGATAACCCCGCCCAAGACGAAGGAGAGCATACGGGATATACCCCTGCCGGACGAGCTGGCAGAAATGCTCGTGCGGGGATTCCCTCAGGCGTTTGTATTCCCTGCCCCCGATGGAACGTACTATCGCAATTCCTCTTCAAATAGGCTTTGGCGTTCGCTGATGGAGCGCATGGCAGAGTTGGATCCGGACATTGAAACGAGAGAGGACGGCGCCTCTATCCTCACGCCGCACTACTTCCGGCATAATTACGCCTCCATACTCTATAATGCCGGCGTTGACGTGCTTTCCGCGCAGAAATTCCTCGGCCATGCCAACGTAAAGGTGACGCTTGAAATTTATTCACACCTTTCAAAAGAAAAAGAGGACGCAAGTGCGGGCGCGGTTATGGACGCTTTCAAAAAAAGGTTGCCAGAAAGTTGCCAGAGCGAAACCACAAAATGAGCACAAGCAATCAAAAAAGCCCTAAATACCTAAGAAAAACGCCCGTGTAACACAGGCGTTTTTGATGTTTGGTATCCGGCGGCTACCCGTTTTTTATTCAGTTCCTTGCAGTTTCTCGTCCGTAAAAAGCGGCTGTTTATCTATATTTTCCGTTTGCGCTCGTTTTAGGGCTTGAAATAAAAGGTTGCCAGAAAGTTGCCGGAAGGTTGCCAGTTACGCAGTAAAATATTTTTCAACCTTGAAATCCTTACCGTCTATATCGTTAATGAAATCTTTTGCAAGGCTGAAATAAAACTCCGGGTCTTCTCCCCTGCCTACCATTTCGGCGGTATCATGGCTGTCGTTGTAGTACATATTCATGCACAGATAGTATTTGCATACCGCCGTTATGCCCTTCGTTGTCAGAAACGCCTTGATGGTATCATAGTCCCATTTCTGACCGTATGGGCGCATACCCTTGACTATCTGCCGCGCCTCTTCAGGAGTTATCCGATATGCTATTTCTTCGAGGCAATACATTGTTTCTCTGTACACCTCCGGCAGACGGTCCTTTACCGTGTGCATCATATCAGAGAGCGCATCGGTCACCTCTGTCATATCGGTATGCCTTTCGGATATTAGGTGTATGATCTCCTTAAAGCTCATTACTCTGCGCCTCCGTTAATGCTTGCAAGGCTGTTAGCGGATACGCAAGTTTTATTGAGCAGTTTAAAGCTGCCGCCCGTGGCGTTGGTCTTGACGATGGTAGCATACCTGGTGCGGGTGCGTATGGCGCAGGCTGTGACCTGGGCGCAGCAGCTATTTATCAGCGGGTACTGCTCCGTGCCGGCGCCTATGGTGACAGACACGGGCGCGGTTATAGTGGTAGCCGCCGGGATAGACTGAGCTACCACAATGCAGTATTTCTGATTATCGTTATAGTTGCCTGCCGGGAGGTTGATTATCAACCCGGTTCCCGCCGCGAAGGTAACGGCCTGGGAGATTATAAGGTTGGGACAGAGTTTGCATACATTTTTACAAGCCATTTTTTATGCTCCTTTCAAAAATCAAGGGGCAGCATACGCCGCCCCGATATATCACGGCATAGCCGGAATTAGCAGCAGCAGCCGCAATTATTACCACAGAAGGGAGAGTTCCCCGCGTTGTAGGTGTAACCGTTGGGATAGCGGACTACTCCGTACATGCGGTTATCCATCTCAAGGCTGGACACTTTGTCCCTGAGAGCCTGCATTTCGTTCGCCTGTATCAGGGAGCGGGTGGCCTCGGCCTCGGCGTGGATAGCGGTGGTTATGTCGCAGGTGTTCTGGTTCATCTGCGCTGAGAGGTTGGCTATCCCGAGCCTCTGTTCGCAGCAGCAGTTTGCGAGCTGGCTGGACAGGTTTCGGCCTTCGGTGGTGATAGCGTTGTTCAGCGCGAAGGTGGAATCACATATACCGTTGCCGATGTTAGTCAAGCGGTCATTGATCTGGCCGAATTGCTGACCGAAGAGAATTTCCTGCTGAGACGCAGCGGTGGCATACTGTCCAAATTCGCCCTGGCGGTTCCAGCCGCCAAAGCCGCCGCCCATCATAGCAAAGATCAGGATTAAGGCAAATATCCAAAACCCCGAACCGCCAAGGTTTTCGTTGCCAGTCACGGCAGCGATATCAGAGAGAGAAGGTGAATCCATAATTGTTATTTTCCTTTCTTTTATTCAAAATCCGGCCGTACGCTCCGGTTTTTGGTTGTATTTTTATCACGATTGTGTTATAATCCTCCCATGGAGGTGGTGTAATGTCATTAGACAAACTCAAGTCCCATATTGGGGAGCGGTACAATATGTTAACCATTATTGATGTAGTCAGGCCCGACGGTTATAAGCAAGCAGTTTTTAAATGTCAGTGCGATTGCGGTAATGCCGTCTATGCTTTTCCTTATCAGGTGTATACCGGTAAGACAAAATCGTGTGGCTGCTACAAGCAAGCCTTGCTCGTAGCAACCCGCCGTACACACGGGGGAAGCAAGAACCCGCTTTACCTCGAATGGCGTTCGATGGTTTCTCGGTGCCACAATCCAGAGTCATATAATTTCAAAGACTATGGCGAGCGGGGGATAACCGTTTGCGATGCTTGGCGCAATTCGCCGCAGGCATTTTACGATTGGGTGGATTCGACCGGAGGTCGTCCGAACCGCGCGACGCTTGACCGCATTGACAATAACGGACCGTATTCGCCTGAAAACTGTGTTTGGGCTACTATGCATCAGCAAAGCCGCAATAAGCGCAGCAACATTTTCGTTACCTACCAAGGGCGGACAAAATGTCTGGCCGATTGGGCGGAAGAGTTGGGGCTAAGCCACGAAACTTTGCGTTATAGATATCACCGTGGCATGACACCCGAACAGATATTGCACAAGGGCCCGCTGCCCAATTCAGGTCGATTTAAGCCCAAGGCGCGTTAGAGTTCACCGCGTACCTGTGACAGAATATCCTCGGGGTCTATCCCGTATTGCTTGCAGGCCGCATAAAACATCTGTTTAGGGTCGCCGTTGCCTATCATCTGCTTTATCTTCTGTATTTGTCCGGGAACGGACATCATCTGTTTAGCCTGCGCTATCATTTGTGGGTTGAGTTTCCTCGGACTTCCTCCGCTTAGCATTTGTAGTATCGGGTTTGGCATTTATCATTTCCTCCAATCTGGCTATTCTCTGTTCAAGGCCGTTTACATCGACAGGCGGAGCGGGTTTATACGGGGTTATGCTATAAGGCGAGAGAGAGGGGAACCCCGCCCCGTCCGTTGTTTTAAGCCACACTATGGGGGCCGTTTCGTCTAATAGAAGAGCGGAGCTATTAGGGGGCATTTGATACGCCTTTGCGCCGCCCTCGCCGTTCACTTTGACTACTTCGGTTCGCTGATATTGGGTTTGCTGGTTAAAATAAGGTTGGTATGGATACACTGTTTCACGCTCCCTTCTACCTGAATTTTGGCATAAAAAAAGAGCCGACAGGATTGCTCCCATCGGCTATTTATCGGCTATTTACAGTGCGTTTTCAGTTGTTTCTCGGCAGCCTTGCACCGCCTTCGTATCTGGTCATATTCAAGGGGTATTTCGAATTTAAGCTGGTACTCGCCCGTCAAAGCGTCGTATGGTATCCCGTCTAAAAGGCGGCGGGTTATAAGCCAGCGGTCTTTTTCATTATGTATCCATTCGTGTATGAGTGCTTCCCATTCCGTGCGGGAGCGGGAATTAAGCAATGCTTTATCCATTTCAAAGAGGCCCGCTTCTCCAAAAGCCTATACCTCCTTTATAAAAATACGCCCCCCAATTAAGGGGGGCTATTGAAAGGGATTCCCGTCCGGGGGCTACTGTTTGTTGTAGTTTGCCGAGGATATGCCCAGCACCGCACCGAGGAACGTGTCAACGGCGGTGATAGTGCCGACTATCTCCTCAGGATAGGGGAGATTCCAAATACCCGCAAGGGCAAAATAGAGGGTGCCTATGGCGGGGAGCCAGATCAGGGCGATTGCCTTGAGAATGTCGTATACCTTGTTCGAGAGTTTCATGTTTTTTCCTCCTTTAATTGTTGTGTGCTTCAAGCCTGTCCAGCCGGTGGTGGGCGCTTTTCGTGCTTTCTTCCACACGAGCCACGCGGAGGTCTATGTCCTCAATTTTGGTGGCCTGCGCCCGCATATCGAGTTTGATATCGTCCACGCCGCGCTTGATGTAGTCCACGTCCGATTTAAGCGCGGTGTCAATGGCGGTGTCGCGTGTCGCCGCGTCAACCGCGTCCTTTCTTGCGGTCTTTATGTGAGCCAGCCAGCCCAGCAAAATGCCGCTCAAGCCTGTGACTATTGCCCATATCCATTCTTTGGTCATGGGTGCTCCTCCTTATTTTTTTAGTGTGCCTACATAGATTTTGCCGTCCACGGATACGGTAGCCTGCAACACGTTCGGTAGCTCTGTCGGTGTCATGCTGTGTGCCTGTGCAAACCGCTGTATAGCCGCAATGGTGTTTTTACCGGCTATGCCGTCCGCGTCCCCCGCGTCATAGCCCAGAGCGTTAAGGGCGGTCTGCAATGCCTTGATATCGTCGCCCCTCATCATGGGGCTCGTCAGGGTTATGATCTTCCGCTCCTTTACCTCCTCCTTTTCTTCCTCCTGCTGGAGCAGGGCAAGCCGCCCCCAGTGCGTCCAGTTGCCATCGGACAGTTTGCGCTTGCATACGCCATCGTCGCGGCCTTTCGCCTCTATGGTGTAGCCGTCGCCGACGTATACGCCGACGTGAACCATTTTCTTGCTGCTTTCGCTGTACTTGAATACGAGGTCGCCCGCCAACATGGGGGTTTTCCCGGCGTAGCCCCTGTTTTCGCCGCACATACGGTAAAGCCCCTGGGCGTTGGTGTCGCCCTTCATCCAGTGCTTTATGTCGCTGATGTAGTGTACGATGAGGCCGGAACAGTCGAACGCGTAGAGAGGCCGTTTTTCGGCCTTCTCCATGAATTTCACGGCGCGGTTGTAATTCGTGTCGCTGGTTTCGCGCCGTTCTATCCATGCGTAGGGGTCGCTCATGCTGTCAACCTGCTGCCCCTGCGCCCCCCAGACGTACATATCCCTGACATGACTTTCGAGGTATTCTATGAAGCCTGTTACTCTGCTCATCTGCGCTTACCTGCCACCGCGAGGCCAAAGCCTATCAGGGCTATGGATACCGCATACGCGAGGACGGAGGCGCCGCCGGTCTTGGGTATCACCACGGGATTTTTTGCAATGGGCTGTTCGGCGGGCTGTGCGGCGTTAAAATAGTAGGTTTTGCTTACAGTCCTGTTTTTCTGCATGGCGTTGTAAAGTTCTTCTGCCGTGGTGGCGTTTTCGTAGGCCATGTCCTTGATAGTAACGCGGAGGGCGGCGGGCTGGTCGGTAACTATGCCGCTCAGGTAATATGTGCCAGCCTCCAATCTCAGGTCGTTTGTGTCCAGCTTTACGCCGTCCAGTTCGATTATAAGTTCCATGTCGGTCAGGTCGTAGAAACGGGGTATGCCTATGTCCACTTTGAGTAAAAATAGCTCATTATTAACATAGGTTTTGGATACCGCCTTGCCGGTCTGATAGTCCAGCGCGGTTATATCCAGAGTTACGGGGTCTGCGGCGTAGGCTATGGTGCAAAAGCACAGCATGAGCATAACCGCGAGGATACAAGTGAGTTTTTTCATAATGTTTTCCTTTCTTTTTAGAGTTTTATGCAGCGGTTCTCGAACTTCTTATATGCATCGAGGTACACTTCGTTTTTGTCGCCGTTGTAAGTGACCTCATAATACATACCATCGGGGAGTTTGGTGGATACCAGTGTCTTCCAATTCTGGAGGGTCTTGCAGTGCCAAACAACATAAGTATCAGTTATGTTGATCTCTATGCCGTCCGTCTTGTCGAGGTGCTCGTTTACATAATCTCTCACGATTTCACGAGCTTTGAGTGTGTAGTCCATAATTCTTTTCCTTTCTTTATTTTTGTTTTTTAATTATGAAAAAAGAGCCGTGCGGCTCCTTATTCCGTGTATTCGCTCCATTTGGAGCTGCCCGCCTTGGGCTTGTAGACGGTGGACTTGATGTGCTGCTCGGTGCATTGCCACGTTTTGCCGTTGTAGGTCACTATGGTGTCTACCTCAATCACCGTGCCGTCCTCGATGTCGCCCCACGCGGGATAGGTCACAGTCTGCACCGCCCAATATGTGCCGAGGTTTGCGGCAGGGGGCTTGTTGCGGCTGTATTTGAGGGCGACATATCCACCCTCAACCGTATCCCCGGCTATGTAGCGGGTCTCAGCGTCCCACGGTGCGCCCTGCGTGGGGGTGGGGGTAAGCCCCGCCCGCGCCGCCGTCAGCACTTCTACAAGGTCGGTCTCGTGCGCCTCGATTTCCGCTTTACGCACGGCTACCAGCGCCATAAGTTCACTGCGCGTCATTCGCATTCACCCCCAGCTCCGCAAGCGCGTCTATATAGTCCTGCGTGGTGGCCTGCGCCTCATGCTCCGTCCAGCTCTGAACTATCGCTTCGCCGTTATCCTCCCATATTTCGGTATAATAATAGCCCTCCTTTGAGGGCATGGGGGAACGGGTCACGGGCTTATAGCCCAGCTCCTTTATTGCCGCATCGTCATTGGTGGAGAGGTGCGCCCCTGCGGGGTGCGTCACACCGTTGATTATAAGCGGTGACTTCAGTTCAACCGGCAGGCGTAAATATTCGGGATACCCGCCCGCCAGCTTGGCATAGTTTGTGTTTAGCATTGTATTGCTCCTTTTATAGGATTAGATTATATGAACCGTCTGTATTTGGTGTAGCATTGTAAGGTGTATCGGAGGGTATTACAAAAGCGGGGGCAACGCCATCGCTATTATTAGAAGAGTTGCCATAAACTGTAATACCACCCAAATAATCAACATATTTCACGCCGCCATGGTAGCCGGAAGTATACCCTCCGGTGGAATATTGTGAAGATAACCACCATTCCTCTCCATAACCATTTTTCGTTCGTATTCTGCTTGCATCGTTTGTGTATAATTGCAAACCTACTCCTTCCCATGCAACTTTACCTTCATAGGTTTCATTCATTCTTCCGCTCATCATAGTCAGCGTTGGAACAAACATCTTACGAGTAACACTCTCAGAACCGGCGAGCGCGAACGTTACATCCATCATTTTATTACGGAGCTTCTGAGGCATTCTGTTGTAAATAGTTGTTTTTACCAAATTGTCCAAAGTGCTGTTAGCGTAAAGAGAATACTCACCAAATTTCGAACTGGAATAAATATTTTTCCTCACCAGCACTACACCACCGCTCACAAGATTATCCTTGTCCGCTATCTCATAGTTAGGTGTACCCCATCCACCGTCCGTGCCTATATTTATCAACGCCCCCAGCGGCAACTCGGATATGGGCGCACCGCCGCCCCCTGCCATCATCATTCTGCGCCGTAAAGCAAACTGCAAGTGTATCATGCGCTCACAACCTCCTGTACTGCCCACACGCCATTGTATACGTCAAATTCGTAGGTCTTATTCGCCTCTATTGCCGGGGCCGCGCCCATAAATGTGCCGCTAAATGACACTGATACACTACTACCCGTAGTAAATTTACCGTGCGCCCAGCCGGATGTTGGCGGGGTAAACACGTATGTACCTACAGGAGAGGATACGTTATATATAGTGTTTGCCGTAAGCGCCGCGCCGCTGGCGGGGAGGGAGGAAGCCATAACAGGCGGGGTCTGGTAGTCCACGCCGCCTGCGGCCTGTGCCACCTTGCCGTCTGCGCCCTTGAGCAGGCCGTTAATGTTGGTCGCGGTGTCGGCAGTTATCTCGTTAGGGCCAGCGGGGCCCTGTTCGCCCTGTGCGCCAGTGTCGCCTTTCGTTCCCGTGTCGCCCTTTGCCCCCTGCGGGCCTTTTATGCTGACGCTTGCGGGGTTATCCAGCCCGCCGTTATTGCTCCATGAGATTATGCCCTCAGCAGAGACGGTGGGGGTAAAATACGGCCCGGTGTCGCCCTTGGGGCCGTCCGCGCCCTTGGGGCCTTGGATACCCTGTGGGCCTTGCTCACCCGTATCGCCCTTCGCGCCGGGGTCGCCTGTCGCGCCTTTTTCGCCCTGCGGGATGCCGAACTCAAAATCAAATACCTTTGCGGTGTCCGCGCCGCTTGCCGTTACCTTTACGGTGGCGGCGGTTCCGGCGGTGAGGGTGTTTGCCGTAGCAGTGGGTGTGCCAAACCCTGCGGCTGTGCCGGGGTCGCCCTTTGCGCCGGGGTCGCCCTTTGCTCCGGGGTCACCCTTGGCTCCCTGCTCTCCTTGTATGCCTTGTTCGCCTTGTATGCCCTGCGGGCCTTCGGGGCCTTGGATACCTTGTTCGCCCTGTTCACCCTGCGGGCCTTTTATGTTGGCTTCAGGGGGATTGTTCAGGCCGCCGTTGTTGCTCCATGAGAGTATGCCCTCTGCGGATACCGAGGGGGTAAAGTAGGGGCCGGGGTCGCCCTTTGCTCCAGCGTCTCCTTTCGCTCCCTGATCTCCCTTTGCGCCCTGCTCACCAGTCGCGCCCTGTTCGCCCTTGGGAACGCCGAACTTAAAGGCGAATACCTTCGCGGTATCTGCGCCGGAAGCTGTCACCTCTACAGTAGCGGGGGTTCCCGCGTCAAGGGTGGTCGCCGTGGCGGTAGGTGTGCCGAATCCGGCGGCTTCGCCCGTGGGGCCTTGTTCTCCCCTTGCCCCCGTATCGCCCTTCGCGCCGGGGTCTCCCTTGGGGCCCGTATCGCCTTTAGGGCCAGTGGGGCCTTGCTCACCTTTTGCGCCCTGCAAGGGGCCGTTGTTTACCCACTTGGAATTTACACCGTCCCAGATATATATATCATACGGTTCGCCCGCGCCCACGCCATAAGCGTCGCCAGCGGAGGGGTTAGATACTCCGGCTTGTAATGCGGAGAGAGAAGCGTAATAGCCCAACACGGCAAATCCTTCGCCCGTATCGCCCTTGGCTCCCTGTGCGCCCTGTGGCCCCCGTATATTGACTGTAGCGGGGTTTTCCAGCCCGCCGTTATTACTCCACGATAAATCGCCGTCAGCGGTCACAGAAGGCGTATAGTGCGCTCCTGCGGGGCCTCGTTCGCCCGTGGCTCCCGTATCCCCCTTGGGGCCCGTTTCTCCCTTGGCGCCGGGGTCGCCCTTAGGCCCTTGGATACCCTGTTCACCTTTGGGGCCAGTGGGGCCCGTTGCTCCTGCAGCTCCCGTGTCGCCTTTATCGCCTTTCTTGCCTTCGGGGCCTTGGGGGCCGACGGGGCCAGCGTCGCCCTGTAAGCCTTTCTTGCCCTCCGGGCCTTGTGGGCCGGTAGGGCCTTGTACACCCTGCGGGCCTGTGGGGCCTGTGGGGCCTATTTCACCCTTTTCACCCTGCGGGCCTGTGGGGCCTGTGGGGCCTGTCGCGCCTAACGCCTGGGATACTAAGTCCTGCACCTCGGCAAGAAGCTGTTCCGCCACGCTGGGGGTGGGAAGGTTGGAACCGGGAAGGTCGGCTATTATCTCAATGGGCCGCGTTCCCGTCCACTTGGCTATGATGTTCTTCTCATCGTTCGCCAGAGTGGCTAAAAGTGTGAGGTTCATCATGCCCCGCTTGCCCGTAAACAGCGGCGTGATATGCCATGTAAGGGTTATATCTTCCCCCACATCTTTATACAGCACATACCTTGCTTCCGTGCCGTCCATGGGCCAGTACGCCTTTATGGTGAACCCTGCGGCGGCAAGGTCTACATCACGGGCATCTAAGGGTATGCTGATAGTGACGGTATCCGCCAGACTTTCACCCTCGATAACAAGGGACTGTATAGGGGTGGTGAGAAGATACTTTCCGTCAACCGTTATTCTGTGCATTGTTCGTCCTCCGCAAGTTTTTCTAAGGCCAGAATACAGCCTAATTTCGCGTCTAAGTCCGCTTTCGCTACAACGGGTATAGAAGTATTAAGTGTGCGTATTATCGCTTGTATAACGGCTTTCTGTTCGTCTGTCATATATCCGTAGCTCCTTTAAATCTGTCATCATGGGTTTTGATATAGTTATAAACAACCTGATACAACGTTTGTCCTTCGAGCGCGGACGGGCTAAAATAGTCAGTGTAATCGGTCGAGTTTTCGCCATACTCTTCAGAAGGATAAACGATGTCCTCTACTCGAATCTTCACCGCCGCGAAAGTTATAGGATTTGCACCCGCCAGCCGTGCTTCCTGCGAAAAATAAGGATTGACTGTCGCGTCAACCCTTTTGTTTACTCTGTCTATCTTAACATCATCTATTACCCAATAATTTACGGGAACGCCCTCTTTTGTAGTTTTAGGTAGATACAGCGCCATATCTTTCCTCCAATGCTGATAATCTCCGGTTTAAGTCCTGCACATAAGGCAATAACAACTTGGGCAATCCGCCCTCGTAATCAACGGCGCACGGGACATCTTTGCCATTGATTTTTTCGGTTATAGCAAGTTCGGGGCATACCTTATAGACTTCTTCGGCTATAAGCCCGTAATCCTGCTTACCGCTGGATTTCCATGTGAACTTACGGGGACGTAGAGCGTTCACTTTTGCTATACAATCCAACCCCGCATCTTGAATATTCTCCTTGCGGCGTATCGAGGAGGAAGCATAGCCTATATATCCTCCGCCTGATGCCGCCCAGCGTAGCGTATAAGTGTTGACAGAATAATCATAAATTTGATCACATTGCAGATAGCCTTTAGTAAATATAGTAGCACCGGCGTTAATGGAATAATCCACTCCCAGCGTATAAAGCCCGCTGGTTTGGCCTGATAGGGTTATTTGACCGAGCTTTAACTTACCTCCACTTTGCCCCGAGTACAACGTGCAAGTATTGCCTTCAAGGTAACTGCCGTGTATATCGAATCCCGCAATCGTACCGCCTGATGCCTCAAGGTTGCCGGTGGTCACTGAGCCGCTTATGGTGGCGTTTACGCACGTCATCTTGCCGTTTGTATCTATCTTGAAGTTGTTGTTCGCCGTGACAACGCCGTTAAGGTTTATCTTTGACGCGCTTATTGATACCGCTTCCGAGCTTTGATTTATGGTGGAAATAATATTGTCCTTGGTGACGGTGCTCGACAATCCCTCGGCGGTTATTTCAAGCTGTGTCTGCATATTCTGCGTCCATGTGGTAGGCATACATACGGTGTTATCTACCACCCACGCCGAACCCGTGTAACGCTTTATTTCCTTTGTCGCGGGATTGTACCAGTATTCGCCCTCCTTTGCGCCCGTAGGCGTGGCGGTCTGATTGTATTTAGGGGAGATGACCGTCTGCCACGCGGAACCCGTCCATACCTTTATCTTGCCATCGTTGTACCATTGATACCCCGTGTTCGCGGTTTTCTGGTCATCGTCCCACCCTAAAGAGGGGTCGGTGTCGGATTCAACAGGGGTCAGGAAAGCTACCCGTGTGACCGTCTGCTTCATTCCCTCAACGGTCATTTCTATTTCATGGGCTGCGCGTCCGGCTATGAGCGTCCGGCGGTTCTCCGCGCTTATGGCGGGGCGTGAGGGGGAGCCGGAGCTTATGTACTGTATCCTTGCCCTGCCCTTAAAGGTCAAGTCCATGCGGTAAATGGGGAAGGTATAAGTTCCATCGTCCGTGACTGCCTTTATCAAGTCGCCCGCTTCCAAAGACCAATCGCCCTTTGCGTCCAGCTCGACAGGCGTAAACGCCGCAAAGGAGTTTAAGCGGTTATAGATAACCTGTGCATAAGGTCTTATCTGTGCATCGGTATAGCCATACAGCATAGGGCAGTCTATTATCTGATAAGCGTTCGTCCCCGTGCCGACTATTACGCCTATGTCCTTTTCGGAAGCGGCTACTTGTAATTTGTCTATCTTGGCTACCTGATACTCCGATACCACGGCGTTATAATAGTCCGCAGAATTGGCGGTCTTATTAAAGGTGACATCGGCATCGGTGAACCACGCCAGTTCACATACCCCGCTTCGGGATATGCGGGCAAAGGAACACGCCGCCTCGGCTATCCATTGAAGAACTTCCCGGCAGAGAACATCTTGCGTCCTGAACAGCGGCGAATCAAAGGTTTTCCCCGAATTGGGGAAGTCTGCCATTGAAGCAGGTACGCCGACATGAGCGCAAAGCGATGTGAAAATATTTTTTAGTGTAGTCGGGTACGAAAGAGAATTAAGAAAAGCATCTGCGCTCACATCGAACTTTATCATTCTGTCATGGGCGGTGATACTTATTTTTTTAGGTTTAAGTTTGTCGGGCTTTTCGGAGATAAACACGCCCAGAGGAACATATTCGTATTCTTCCCCCACGAGTACACCTATCGAAGCGGTGAACTCCGTGCCGTCAAAGTTAAAAGAGGATAGCCCCCCGTCAAAGTTAAGGAGTTCTATCCCCAGCTCTGCGGAACAGGCCGCGCCTATCGTCAGTTCTTCGTCCTCAAAAGCCATACTTGAATAGGTCAAGCCGGAGATAGAGAGGTTTTGTTCCGCTATCTGATTTTCGCCGAATGTCAGCTTTAGCTTTTGGGGCTTGCCCGACATTACGGCGTTACGAAAGCCTGTGCTTACTGTATACATTTTGCCTCCAATAAAAAAGACACCCGAAGGTGTCACATGGGGATTTTATTGCCCCGCGAGTGTTACCAATATTCCGAACACAAAGAGTATGGCGCACGTCACGAGAAAGAAGATAAGGCAGCCAGACGGTTTTTCTTTTTTTCTCGGTTGGTATGCATCGGGAGTGCCTTTTGTTATTATACTGGCGCTGCCTACCGCTTTTGCACACAGGCCATTGCCTCTAACATTCCAGAGGTATATTTTCGCCATATCCTGCCTGCCCGTTATTATTATCCTTGCTTTGATTGAGCGGTTCTTTGTTTTTATGTCAAAGGTATGCCTACCAACCGAACATTTTATAAAACTGCGCTCTCCCATGCCGAGCCGACATACTTCAACGCCGCTCTCTTCAATAATGATTGGTTCATAGTATGAGCCTTCTGCCGGAGGACGCTCTACTATTACGTTTGGGTCAAGTATGGTGGTTTTGACGCGCTCTAAGCCCTCCTGCGCCTCTCGGTTGTCTATATCTATATCGAGGGCGCGGTCATAATACCTTTCGGCCTCGTCGAGCATTTCGCGGTTTTCGTAGTCCCTTGCGCGTCTAAGAATATTGCCAATTTCAGAGGTTCGGTTGATATTCACCGTACCGCTCACTTTCTGTACGGCATCGGCGATCATTATCTTGGTTCCGCAATAATTACAGAAACCAAATTCCCTATCCTGATCTAACTCTATATCGGCATTACAGTTTGGGCATTTAAGAGCTATTATTTTCATAACAAAACCCCCTAAAGATATGTAATTTCATTATCACGCCTTTAGGGGGAAGTGTCAATACTCTATTACCGTCATGCTCAAGGAAATATACGCCTTGTTCTTATCACCTTCGGGGAACCAAATAATTTCTTCTTTCCTGTCGCCCACATAAAACGTGCCGGAATAGTTACCCGCAAGGGTCTTAGGGTTCGGACAGGTAAAAGAAAAGCTGTCCGAATCGACAGCCTGTAATATCGCCGAGCACAACTCCCATGTCAGCACGTCCCACGACAATTCAACGGTCAGCTTCTGCGCTACCATTGTTCGGTTGAGTGTGCCGGAAGCGTCTCTTTCAGCCTCCGTATCGAGGTCAGCGAGTGTCATATTCAGTTTAGAGGGGTCGGGGAGCGTATAGCTCCCCACCTTTAAGCCTATATCATATCTATACATCACACGTTACCTATGGCAATATTGTTCATATTGACCGATTGATTGACTATCCTGCCCAGCTTCGCAGAGGGGTACAGTGCTATCTCCACGTCCTTATCCGCTATTCTCTTGAGCAGGGCTATGATGGTTTGGGTATCCTTATCGTTCAGCCCGCCCATTATGGATTGCAGCTTATCAAGGGGGGCTATGACTTCGGGATTATTCTTGGCGTTGGCGTATTCGCCTACCCTTGCGAGGGTATCGCCGTAAGCAAGGCCGCCCTGCGCCAGCAAGGGGATAGTTTTAAGGGTAAATAGATTGAAGTCTGCGCCATCAAATATTGTTTTGCCACCGATAACCAGCGGCTTTATAGTGATGTGCATCTTATCATTTACCCAGTTGACAAACTTGTTTATCAGCGTGATAGCGGCGTTTACAGCGCCCTTAAATACTGCGGCAAAGGCTTCCTTAACGCCCTGCATAGAGTTTACCCACTTGTTTTGCTGGAACCACGGTTCAACCTTATCCTTCCACCATGAGGACATATCGTTGTCCCACTTGGTAGTTGCTTCGTCGGTATTTTTCGACAGCGAGGTCTTGATTACGCCGGTTCTTTCGTCCCACGAGTCTTTCGAGAACGTTTCATCCGCCTTTTTGCTTAGCGACCCGAAAGAGGTTTGAATTTTCTCGTTGGCGCTGCCAAACGCATTAGCCACATCCCCGCTGCTTTGCCCAACCTCGCCGTATTTCAGCTTTATCGCGTCGCACATTTGCGCCACTTTTTCTTTGAGGTTGTTCGCCTCGGGCTGCGCGTCCTTCATGGCTTTTGCCGTGCCGGACATAGCGGTATTTGCGGTTGGTTCTACCCCGTTGAATGCGTCCTTAATATCCTGTACATTATTTTTCAGCCCTGTGGTCGCCTCGTCTGCCTCCTCTGTACCTTCCTTGAGGGCATCTCCAACACTATTGTTTTTCATGGCGGCTATGGCATCATTCCATTCGCCCGCAAAGTTGGTGCCGAATATCTTATCGGCGATTTTTATAGCAGGCATGGCTACCAGTTGAACAATAAAATCTACGACAGTTAATACGTATTCCTTAAGTTTTCTCCATGCGGTGTCAAAGTCACCATTAAACAGTGCAACTAACCCATCTATTTGAATCTTGAAAAACTCTACGGCTTTGCCGATGGCGGCGAATTTGGACGATATACCGCCACTATCCATTTTGTTGGTAGATTCTCTTATTTTGTCGATAAGGGTTTCAAAATCAGATTCCTTTAGAAGCTTAATGAAGTTGTTCCACCGCTGCTCAAAGTCTGTTCCGAATATCTTATCTATCAGCCTGATAGCTGGCATTGTTTTAGTTTGAACTACAGCATCAAGGATATTAACAAGTATTTTCCAGAAACCATCTAACGCGGCTTTCCAATCACCGTTCATAGCACCGGTGAATATATCAAGAACATACGAAAGGTTTTCTATGGCAATGCTGACATCTGTTATTACCGTAGCTGCAACATTAGCTATCAGCCATTCCACAAAATCAGTGAACTTTTTCATGGCTGGATTGTCCTTGAACTGCGTCCATGCGTCTTTGAATCTTTTCCACGATTCACTAAGCTTGCCTATGGATTCCTTGAATCTGTTTATTACCTGCGTCGGTATTTTTTTCTTGACACGGTTAAAGAAGTCAAGGATTGCTTGTCCAAACTTGCTAACACCTGCCGGAATCTTAACCTCCTTAAACATATCGCCGACAAGGTTTGATTCGCCTCCGCCTCCGCCGCCTTCGTTTTGGATAAGGTTAATCTGGTCAAAGCTCGCCAGAGTGTTTTTAAGGGTTTTCGCAGCTTTGTTTGTCTTACCTAAAGAAGCGGCATAATCCTGCTGAACATATACTGCTTTTGTAAAGGTGTCCTGCCCTCTCAGCTTTGCAAAGAACGCGCCGATGGTGTTGAATAACCCCGCTATGGCGTTTGCAACCCTCGTTATTATTGGCACTAACGATTGCAAGACTGGCATAAATGCGCTTGCTATGGAGTTCTTCACATAAGTAAACCCGCTTTGCAGTTGCGATAGTGTAGCGTTGGCTTTTTTTGACGCTTGCGCCATATTGTTCAGTCCTTCTTGAACGCTCATTATCACGGCGTTTATGGCCCGCCATATAATCATTCGCGATAGGATTTTACCAATAGCCTTACCGAGCTTTGCGAAAACACCCTGCGTTTTTGCGGCGGCCTTCTTCGCGGTTTTGGGCAGTGTTTCAAAGGCCGTTTTTGCTTTTTCCTGCATCTTCTGTATCTGCTCGGTCACTGACAGGATTTGCCCTCGGACACGTTCAAGCCCCTGCCCTGTGCCGCCGCCCTCGGATAGCTTTTCTTCCACGCCTAAGAGCCTTTGCAGCTTTTCATAGAGCTGGTCGAGCTTCATGTTGAACAGCTCGGCAGTATTCGCTTCCTTGACAAATTTCTCTGCCAAATCACGGTCTGGAGCAGTCCTGTTGTAGCTTTGCTCAAAAGCCTCGGCATCAGAATCCATTCGTGCATTCTCTTTTTTCCCCCATCCGTTAGGGGTTCTATTCATCGCCTCGTCTAATCTGCGCTCTACTTCCTCGGCGGTCTCCGCAACCTTATTTAAGGATTCACATTGCCCGTCCGCCATCTGTTCAAACGCATTGCTCTGTTTGCTTGCGCTGGCGAATATTTTGCGCATCTTTTCATTGAGCTTTTCGGCTGCCTGTGCGGCTTTCCGCTGCGCGGCTTCAAGCGCAAGGTTTAACTTGGCTATACCGTTCGCGTATTTCACCCTTGCGGCTTCGGTTTTAAGTGCTTCCTTTTCCGCTGTGGCCTGTGCGCGTATGGCCTTCGCGTTCTGCATACTGCTTGCCGACTGCTTTACAAATCGGTTAAGTCTGGTTTCCAGTTCGGTCAAGACCTTCTCGGCGGTTGAAGCATCACAACCGACTAAAATTTGTAATTCTTCAACGACCACGGACATATCCTCCGAATTTATTTCTTATTTCGTCTATCCTGTTGTCAAGGCTCCGCTCCCACGACGCAGGAACAAACAGTTCTTCGTACTTCGGCAAATCGTGCTTGGACTTGGAGAACATATTGCTTATGTTGGCGGCAATAAACCTTGATACCAGCACGCTTGAATAGTACATTTCCCTGCACTGGTTTTCCTCGCGGGCTTCGATATAGTCTACAATATCGGCGGGTTCATGCTCCCAAAACTGATTTGGGAGCATTCCCGCCATGCTTGCACGTTTGAGCAAATCGTAGATTATATCGGTGAAGTCCTTTTCAATGTTTTTCTTAACGTCCTCGAACTGCTCTCTTAGCGAACGACGCTCTTCGCCACGTCCGCCGCTGCCGCCGTTATCGCCTCGGTCATTGCCGCCGACATATCCAGCTTGTTTAAGGGCTCTCTCATATAGTCCTGAATGCTCTGCCCTTTCAGGTCTACACGACCGAAAAAACCCATACCGTAAGCGAAGTTCACCAGCTCGGTATAGATGTCCTCCATGTAAGTACCCTGCTCCATGAGCTTGTCAAACTCATCGAACACGGCCTGCTTGCTCTTAGGTTTGGGGTTTGCAAACGACATTACCACATCTGCAAAGAAATCCAAATCGCCCTGCTCGTAAGCGGTGAGGAACTTTACTTTGAGATTAGGAGCACCTATTTTCTGTTTGAGGTCGCAATAAGCCTTGCAGGAGGCTTTAAGTTCAAATTCACCGATATTCATGTTGTTCTCCTTTATACGGGGGTAGTTACGGTTTTGCCGTTGAACAGGTCAACATAGGAAGTCGTTTCGCCCTGGAATGCGATATACACGGAATCGCCGACAAGGTTGACGGAGAATGCGCCCGTTTGGGCGTTATTCGCCTGCTGTCCGCCCGCGTACATGGATACGACCTTGCCCTTGTAAAGAATACCGGTGCCGAGCTTGGTAGCATCGGAAGGGATTTCGTACTCTTCGTAAATCCAGATAACATCACCGACCAGAAGTCCCATCTTCGCCATATTGCCGGTCTCGGCGGTGAAGTCGGGGACGAAGGAATACTCAAACACGGGCATTTCCTGCTGACCGGCAAGGTTACGCACGAAATATTCAGATATAATGTTTACGGAAACCTCGGAGGGCGAACCGCCCTTATCGGGGGTCTGGGTAAGACCGGCTATCTCGGTCTTGTTTGCCATAGTGTAAGCGGTATCATAAAATACGCGCTGGCCTACGGAAGCTTGATACTGTGCCATATATTTCTCCTTTTAAAAAGTTTTGGTTTTTTTGAAATAGACTACGTTGACGTGCCATTTCCCGTTTGCGTCTCGGTACGGCTCTGTCGAGCGTGTCTTGATATAGTGTTTTTCCAACATTGCGGCGTGGAGTTTGTCAGCCAAATCGAGAACGCCTGTAAATCCCTTGGTGCTTATGTAGGTCTCGCCCCACACACCACATCTTATTGAGGTGGCGGGAAGCGCTTCGCCCTCTAAGGATTTTACCGATGTCTCCTGTGTGATGTTCAATGTCACGATAGGATACCTTTCGGGGGTCTCGTCAGATTCCGGCTGAACCTCAACTTTAAGTTTTTTGTTAAGATACTTCTGAGCGTCCTTATAGATATTCGTCATAGCAGTTTCCTTATCTCGTCCGCCACGGACTGAACAACAAAATCCTTTGCCGCGTCAAAGGCGGGCTTCATATAGGGGTGAGGGTGTGCGCCATAAACCTTGTAGAACAGTCCCTTCTTGCTTAGGACGGTCTCAAAGTTGTACTTGCTCAGGTCTGCCATGCTCTCATGAACATACCACGGGATTTTTGCCGAAGAACCCAGCTCGTTATAAATACCCGTACCGTATTCCAGCGTCATAGCCTGCGGGATAGCTGCGGTATGCACCTTTCCCTTTACGGTTCCGGTTTTCTCATCGAAAATGGTAAACTCTATCGAATTTTTCAGTTCTCCCGAATCAACGCGAACCATAGAGATAGCTATATCCGCCATTTCCTTACCGCCGCTTTCTATGCCTTTTCGGATGGCGGACTGAATATCCGGCCTTTCAAACCTCTTTATGACTTTAACTTTGGCGTTAAACATACTTCTTTGCCGTATATGTCGAGAACCCACGGGCGGAATTGACGGATTCCACAATATAGCTCGGCGTTTCCTGCGGGTCGTTCAAGCAGATTCCGTCACCCTCGACTATCTGAACAGGCCCATCGGAGGGGTCTTTGCAGATTTTGATATATTCCTTGATACGTTCGCCGTACATGGCTATATCCTCTGCGCTTCCGGCAGAGTTAGCCACAAGTTTATACCGTCTGACTAAGGCCCACTCCGAAACAACAGTCTGCCCGTTTATCGTCTCCTTAATGGGGGCAAGCACATAAACGTCCTTCTTATCCTTCGCTCTCATATACCGCTCCTAACGGGTTCATTTTGCCTTTTAAAGCCAGTTTAAGATTCTCGGTAATATCTATATAGTTAGTGGACACTCCCGCCGCAGATTGGGAATTAAAGGCTTCTGCGCCCATCTTCCCTATCGCCTTTACCGCCGCGTCCTCTATATAGGGCTCTAACCACTTCGGAGGCTCCTTGTAGCGGGTAATGGCACACGCTATTGCGGTATACCGCTCCAAAAACATCAGGATAACGCCGTCCGGCGCACCCGTTTGAAGCTTTACGTTGTTTACCATTACCTCATTCATTTATTCCTCCTTCTTGGGGCGGCCCCGCCGCTTGGGTTCTTCTTCCTTAAACTCTCCGTCGTGTTCGTATCCCAGGGCGATAAGCTTTCTTATCGTCGCTTCGTTGGAAGTCTCAAAAAGGCCACGCACAAACTGTGCTATGGCCTTATCTTCCTTCACATCAAAGGGGATACTCGTTTTGTTCCCCTGATAGAATTTCATGGTTATTCAGTGGTGAGGTTGGTTATCTTGCCGTGGAGCCATTCAGGGCCGTAGTTCAGACCTACCTGTCCGAATATCTCGCCCTTCTTGCCCGCGCCGTTCTTAGCCAGTTCCTCAAAGAAGAAGTTGCCCTTGCCGGGGGTGGGCTGCTCTACAAGATGCACTACATCACGACGGAAAAGAAGTATCTGGTCTTTGGGCATGGCGCGGGAAAGGACTATGCCCACATCGCCGAAGTCGGTGATAAGGCGGGTCACGTTCACACCAGCCTCCATGCGGGAATCCGGCATCTGCATGGAACCCTCATACAGCGCGGAAATAGCCGCCTTCTGGAAGGAATTGCACATCAGTATCATACCGTTCACATCACCGCCGTTGTCGAAGATGGACTTGACCAGTGACTTTATCATAGCCTTGGTCAGCGCGGCAGCGGTAGAACCTGAGCCCTTCGCGTCTATGACGTTGGTGGTCAGCGCGGTAAGAATACCACGGGACTTGTTGACGGTAGCATCGGTGGTAGCGGCGTTGTACTCGCCCTGCAAGGAAGTGAACTCTATATCGTTGGCGATATTGAGCATCTGGCGGGAAATCTGCCAGTTCCACTCGTCGCCGGGGTTCGCCTGCTGACCGGCTATGTTGATACCGCTCATAGTACCCATGTTAGATTCCTTGGCATAGGAAATCTCGCAAGCCCTCTGGTATATCTGGGTCACGTTGGTGTGCTGGGTGCGGGTTATCTTCTTGGTGTCAGGCGCGGTCATGGATGCCTGCTCGGATATGGCAGGCTGGGAGGGAGTGTCAAGGGAATACTCCTGATCTACCGCGAACTGAACGTGATTGGTGTACTGAGGCTCCGCTATAAGGTTTATAAACGGGGTCTGGGTGTTGCTCTTGGTGTAGAGCAGGCCGGAATAGTTAGGTACTGCAAAACTCATTATAGGGGCGTTTGCCATGATATTTTCTCCTTTAAGTTAAGTCTATTTTTTTGGATTGCGCGAGGGTCATAAGCTGCACTTGCTTAAGCATATTGCCCGACTTGACAGCTTCCGCCCACTCCGCTTTGAGTTGAGCGGCTTCATTTGCCTCTGCCCCGGAAGCAGGGGGTGTGCCGCCGCCCAGAAGGTCAGTTTTCGCCTTCTGCTCCGCCGCAATCACCTTGGCGGACAGAAGCTTTACGATGGAGTTCGCAAAAGCCGTAGCCTTATCCGTCTCCGTGAATGTAGGCATTTCGGGAAAATCGTCCTCTTTCAGCCCTGCTCCGGCAAATATCTTGCCTATTTCAAGACTGCAAATCTTAGTCTTGTATTCGTTCTCCGCGTCCTTGGCGGCTTTTTCCGCTTCGGCTCTGCGCTGCTCGTCCGTCATTTCTTTCTCCTTATAGGATTTAAGGTTTCTCGACAGCTCGGCGGCCTCGGAGGCTTTTTTGTCGAATACATCTTTTTTTACATATCCTGTGTAATCAGGTGTAAATTCATAAGATGAATAAAGCGCAAGCTTTTCCTCGGCGGTCATATCTTCCCGATAGCCTTCCATTTTGGTAATGTCTATTTTCATTTTTTCTCCTTTGGGATTTATGTCTTCTCTGACAAAATGGGATTTATGCCTTCTCTGGCGTAAAATAGCACCGGCAATTAGGGTGTTTTGTCGGTATTTTGTCTATTGGATAAATTTTTCCGTTGCGTTCTTCACACTCTTTGCAGACTTTTTCATCGTTCTGTGTGTGCCACTTGATTTTTTTATAACCGTTGTCCTTAAAGGCCCTTATTACGGTCTTATCTTCAACGGTGATGGCGAATTGGTCTGTTTGCCATGTCACATAGTTCAATCCCCGCGTGAAATCCTGCTTTATAGGGGGATAATTGACGG